CGGGATCACCTCCTAGATAGGTGTGTGGTGGCAGAATGCTAAGATATTCTACAGGCTCCTAAGACTACTTAGGGAATCCTACAGGCTCCTAAGATACTTTCTATATACTATAGTATATCAAAGGGGGGAGGGAGGGTCTTACTCTTAACGGTACTTTTAGAACACCTACCTAATATCAATGACTTACACAGCCGACAGGCTGGGGGTTAATTCCTCTACTTTTATCACCCAAGACTGAGGAATAGCAATGTATGCACTACCTTCTTGTAGCTCATCATCCTCAGTTACTACCCTAGACCTCATGATGATACACTTCTCAGCATCGTTGTGGACTAGCCACCCTACTTCCTGACAGGTAGCTGGTTCATGGTCTAGTATAATCTCTACATCTGTCCATGTGCCATCTGAGTCTATGGCATCCTTCCACGTTAAACGTACCATTGGTACTTGATTCATATCCATGTATTATCCCTTTTAGGTGCTTGTACGTTGTGCATGTTTTCAAAACTATTAAGTTGATCCATAAGCATGTGATGTTGTCTTTCTTTCATTTCTTCATCCACATCTGCTGCCATCTGTTCTACCCAATAAGCTACACCCATTGCCAGTGCATCGAGTCTATCATCATGGGCAAGAGCACCACGATTCTTAGTCACACGAGTCATCTGATAAGTAAGCATGTAGCGTTGAGCTTTCTCAGGTGGATGGTGTTGGACACTATCAAAGTCATCTTGAATGACCTTTGGATCAAAGATTAACTTGTGCTGGTTCATGACTGGCTCAAGTGTATCAATGATACGCAACTCCTTCTGTTTGCTGTGTCTCACCTCTTCCGTAGTAACTGGATATATCTTCTTTAGTATAGGCTTGAGTAGCTCAGTAAACATACCATCACCAAAGTTACTCTCGATGAGCACCATGTTGACTTTATGTTTCTTTGCTATGTGAGCTAGACCTGATAGGGTCTTTTCACTGTAACCACCTGCTATACCTGAACACTCAGCTACGTATAAGTAACCATTAAGCATCTTAACGACAGCATAGGCTGTTTCATCCTGACCTCTACCAGATGGATCTATTACCAGCACAGAACCGTCATAGTCCACGTAGGCTCCCACAGTGGCCTCTGGTGCGTAGAACTTATCACCACTAAGGCCAACATTAGGGAGGTCTTTAATCTCCTTGAAAACGCCATACACGAGCTTCTCAGGGGCTTGATCTTTATCAACAGCCATAACCATCAAATCTGATAGCTTTAGAGGGTATCTATCCGTGTCACTCATGGACGTATCGAGCATAAACTGGAGTGCAAAGCCTGATCTACCGTAAGATAACTCCCTTTCTAAGAGGTCATCATCGTCAAATCGCAGAGGATCTACTGGTTGTCCGTCTAAAGGCTCCTTTGCCTCGTGCATAGCTTCCCATAGGGTAGGTGCTAAACGTGCTCCGTAGGCTTTCTCAGCGTATTCCACTGTAGGATAACGTGCTGGCCACACTCTTAGGTGGTATCCACGCTCTGTCAAAGTGTTATAAAGACTCATTTCACACTGCGGTGTACCCAGATAGAGGATCTTCCCTTCTGGTTTCAGTACAGCGTCAAATTCCTTAACAGCTTCGCCTAACTTCTCTCTCATCATCTGAGTCATAGAGTTATTAGGTACTTCGATGTCATCTGCAATGATAATGTCTGCCCGACTGCCCGTCAACTGGCCAGTAATACCAACTGATTTAACAGAAGGACTACCACTAGCCAGTGCGGGTCTTACATCAAACGCTATCTTACTCCACCTTTGCTCACTTGTTGCTATGAGATGTTGGCATATTGGGAGTTCTAAGATTAGACGTTGAGTGAATGTCGAGAAATCGTCAGCTCTCTGTTTAGAGGCCGACACAACCATAAACTTCTTTTGGGGATCAAGAAGTAATTGGTGCACGACAAACGCAGCGGTGATATAGGACTTACCTACACCCCGAAAAGCCTCGATGATTGATCTACGAGGACAATTTTGGATGAAGTCAGCCATATCATATTGAACAGGAGTAGGATCAGGCAGGGCTAAGTGCTTCCAAACTATATACATGAAGTTTCGGAAATCTTTGAGCTGCTCTGGTACTTTATCCATTACGACTCCTGTTACTCTTCACACTTGAGATGCGAAGGTTGCTATAAGCGTTATTATGTGGGTTGCGATCTTTATGATCTATATCTTTACCTTTAATTGCTAGTTTGCCATGCTTCTTTACCATGTTACGTCTAGCTTGCTTGCGCTTGTCGTTTCGTCTGCGCTGCTCAGGTTTCTTATGATAGTTTTCGTACTCTGCTTTGTAGTCTCTTTCGCTCATCAGTGTGTAGCCTCTTCAAAGGGCAATGAAGTAAGTAAACTTGCCATAGGAGACTCAGCAGTAATAATGTCATTACTTGCTCCGTTGTCTTTAAGAAACTTAACGGCAACTGATAACTCCGCTGACGTAGCTTCTCCTGACTTGACTCTTAATAATAATTGTTTGGTTACATTGTCGTGTAACTCAGTTAGTAAATCTTTCATATTTATCCTTTCATTACTTTTGCTATCTTCTCTCCACTTCTGCCTACAACGTAACCACCAAGGCCAAGTTGTAATAGCACCCAAGCTTCATCTCTGAGAGGTGTTGCTAGAAGCCCTAGAGAGTCCCCTACGGCAAGTACTAAGAAGGTAAGCATTGTTATTGGTCGCCATGCAGCAACGATGAGGTGCTCACTCTTAGCCTCTGAGGACACTATAGCTTGCTGTCCTTTGATCATCTCTGTTTCGTAATCAAATACACGTTGCATCGCAGCCGCTTGGACATCTAAAAGATGCCCCTTGGCTTTCAACCGCTCATCATCACTGGTGTGGAGTTTGTCAACTAGGTCAGCAGCAGGTTTAAAGATACCTGCTATTAAATCTGTTATACCAATCATATGCCTCCGATAACTTTAATGAATTGTGAAAATCCCATCTCCTGTGCAAAGTAAACAACAGCTCCTCCCACTACTAACCACTTAATTTGCATTAAGGTTCGGTTAATACTGTCGAGCATACTTCTAAGACCCTCAGCTTGAGCTGTGAGAGTTCTTAACTGTTCGTCATGTGCATCGACTCGCCACTCAAGGCGGTCAACGTGTTGTCTTAGGTCGTCCATGTGTTGTCCTTTAGGTTGCAAGTTCTAAAACCATTAATTCTGATTGACTACCGTCTGCGTTAAGAGTAATTGTTTTGCCAGTGCCGCCCCAATTAGCTACTTTAATGGTATATGTGACTGAATTACCGTCAGCTAAACCATCATCTATAAAGTAAAAAGGGAAATTACCTCCCTCTATAAAATGACTGTTCGTGCTTTTGTGATACTTATTATAAAGAGTAGGGCTTGTATAAAGAGTAGTGCTGTCTCTTAATATACGATAACCAAAACCTCTGTCATCGTTTGTGGCTTGTAAACTGAACTGTATATTACCCATCAGTATTATTTTAGAAGTAGATGCTGCTGGATCAATAGCTTGAGTTAAAACTGTTTGTGAATAATCGGTTGAGTTTACGGTTATTGTTGTGCCGTTAGTTGCTCTTAAAGCTTGTGTAATACCACCAGAAGATATACCTGTCAGTGCCGACCCATTAAGAGCTGGTAGAGTTCCTGTAAGCACCGATGCGTTGATCGATGATGAATCAAAGTCTGCTAAGGTTCTTGCCTTAGTCATAATGAGTTACCTCTAAAAAGTAATCGTGCGTTTTTCGTAAGTTATATTAGACACTGGATCAGTTAAGTCTTCTTTGACGTAACTAACTCCTGCTGTCTCGTATAGGTTAGGTTTTAGTACGTCCTCTTCATAGGTAGCTGTAGATTTACCAGCGATTGCCCATGAGTCTACTGCTGTGAAGTTAGCTTGGTAATACTCTTTAAGCGCATCTGCGAACTCTTGGGAATATAAGTAAGCCCTACTACCATCTGCATCGTTTCCAGCGAGGTAGTAAGACTGCTCTAAGACACCATCATTAACTATGCCGTAACGGACAAAGCACAGATGGTCATCTTTATAATAACCAAAGA